TGTCGTGCTAGATCGATTTCGGCTTCCACCTTCTCGAACTCCCACGGTTTAAGTCGGGCGATGTCAGAACCCTTCCAGACTTTTTTAGTTGTATCTTTTGTTGCAACCTCTTTTGGTTGTTGTCTTGCGACTGTCGCTGCAGCATCAGATTCTTTTGATCTGGTTGGTTTCTTGGTTGAGACTCCCGTCTCGGATTTGTAAAGAGATATTATTCTACCTGCCCATTTTGCATCGGTATTGTTTTTATAAATACCATCGCTAATTTGTTGAGGTTGATCATCAAGCCACTCTAAAAACTTTTCGTTTGTTTTTAGATCATTAAAATCAGGATGTAATCTGAGTAGTTCTTCAAAGGCTTTTTCTTTCTCTAAAGTCTTCTCTCGTTGCTTCACTGACTCTAAGTCTTTACGTAACTGTGCAACTTTAGCTTCTGATTGTACACCTGCCACTGTTTCAACGACTTCAAAAACATCAGGGTACTTTTCTTTGAACTCCTGTAGTTCTTCTAGTGTTTTAGGTGGTGTTGCACCACGAGGTAGCTCTTGTGTGTGTTGCTTAAATGTATTAAGCTCTGCTACAAGTTGTTCACGTTCACTTTTAAACTCACCGAGTTTTGCATCATAATGTTTTTTAAGATCATCATAACGCTTTTTGTAATCGTGATCTTGCTCCTCTGTTTGTTTTGCTTCCACAAAACTATTTTCAGAAGGTTTTTGTTTCTCTTGAGTAGCCACTTCTGGTGTGGGGTCTTGAGTTTCTTCTACTTGATCCTCTTCATCTTTGTATACATCATCACGATATTTACCACGATAAAGATTCTTGTTGTTAGTTACTCCAAATGAATCATTTGGTTTGTTGGCTCTTACGCCCTTTACTGGTTTTGTTGCCATAGTTTTACCTCATTTATGCAGTGCCACTGGCTGTGGGTAGCTGCTTCGGTTTGTCAGGGCCACTAATACGTGGGTAGCTGACGAATCTTTCTACTGTACTCTTTCGTACTGTATGAAACCTGAATTGTCTAACGTTGCGTCTCCCATCTCTTTTGGAGCAAAACCTGCTATAGCTCCTAGTACAGGCACACCTTTTGACACAACGTTTTTAACTAAACTATCTACTACGAGTTTTCCAAAAACTTTAGGACTTCTTTTTGCAGTTTCTAATAGCATGACTGTTGCCCTATCTTTTTCTTTTGGAAAAACTCCTTCATATAAAAAATCTACAAAAGCTTTAGTGCTTCTTTTACCCTGCTTAACATTATCAGCTATTTCGTCTATGTACTTTAATGATTGAAATATTTGAGATCGTTGTTTTCTTGTTAAGTTTCTAGGTAATCCAGATTTTTCGTTTTCCATTTTTGATCTTGCTATATTCTTTTTTAAGAAAGCTTTTTTTGCACCTTTTTTGTACTCATCAAAACTAACTTTCATACTCTTTGCGACTTCACCATATGTCTTTGTAAAATTTTTATCAGGTGCAAACCAAGAACCAGTGTATTTATCTTGTAATAATTTAGCTCCTAAAGGTATTTTATTCTTAGGAGGTTCACCTCTATATACGGTAATCTTGTCGCCTTCAGCTTTATTTATAAAACCACCCTCATTAGCTTGTCTAGCTTGTGGTCTTTCTTGATCACCTTGCTTTTGTCTTCGTGCTACTTCTCGTTTACCACGATTGTTTATCTTCTCTAATCTATCGTAGCCTATGACTTTTGCTATGTTTGGGGGTACTACGACCTCACCTCTTGAGATCATTATATCAACTTGTTCTCTACTTGGTATTGTAGTAGTTCTACCAGATTTGTCAACCCCCTGTCCTGCTTTTTCATAAGCTTCGGTCAACATTTTACTTATATCCTCTGATCCTGCATACTCTACAGCAGGTGCATTTATGACGAAAGCACCCTCTGGGACTTCAAGAGGTATGTCATCTGCAATCGTTGTTTGATCACTAAACTTCTCTGGTGGGCCACCTATAAATCCTGCAGGGCCACCTGATTGCATACCTTGTCCGATCTGACCACCGTATCGTGTAGAAAATCCCATATCGCTTGAACTTGGATCAGAAGCATCTGCACCTCCTGAATCAAAACTACCACCATCATCTGAGTCTTGATAATATTGATACTCATATGTTGGACTTGTATACGTAGGCATTTGAGTTACAGAAGGTTCATCTTGTATTCTTTGTTCGACTTGTTCTTGTTGTGCTTTTTGTATTTCCTCTGATAATTTCTTTTCGTTATCTGCCCTGACATCTGCGAGTATTTGTTCAACTTTTGTAGTTGTTAGTCCTACTTGTTTACCTAAACTATCTGATGCTTTTCGTGAACCGTAAGCAGAAGTTCCATTTCTATCGTGATATACACCTCGTTCATCATACATACCTCCAATACCATCAACAACTCCTCGTTCACCTGATTCTGTTCTGTAGTCAAAGGATGATGGAACAAATCCTTTACTTATGGCATCCATTCTTAAAAGCGTCTCACGAGGAACATCGTACGTTCCAGTGTAATTAAATCCTTTTGGTGGTCGTGTTACAAGCTGTCCGTTTATATATGTAGCATATCCTTTAGGGCCAGTTGTGTTTTTTGCAGCTTGCATTTGTGCAACGTTGTCGTATTGTATTGACATGTTTATGTCGTGAACTCCACCCAATACAAAACTACTTGGTCTGAAACTAGCGTTACCAAACGGATCTTTAACAGTTCTACCTGTAGCAAAAGCTGCAGCAGTTCCTGAAACTAAAGGATTAACTCCTAAAAATTTACTTGCTGTTTTAGCTCCTGTTCTAAGTAAAGAATCTTTTGATACTAATCTTTCTAATCCTCTTTTAGCTTCTTCTTTTGTTCGAGGTATACCACCAAAATATATATCGTTACCTAAAACATTAAATGGTGTTTTATCACCAAATCCTGCATCACCTAAAGCTTCGCCATAAGTAGGTACACTTTTTAAATCATATATATTAGCAGATGAAACATCTAAAGGAGACGGAATATCTGAATCATTTGATTTTTCAGAATCCCCTTTACCAATTCTGTATATGTTTATGTCTCTTTTTTCTTCATCGTCATCGTCATCATCGTCATCACCTCTGGGTATGTCTATACCTGTACCCAATGTAGGATCTAACGTTTGATCGTAGAAATCAACGTAGCCTGTTCGATACTCTTGCATACTCAACTGCTTTTTCTTAGGCAGTGGTTCAAAGTATGTAAGACCGAAGTCTAAACCAAATTCAAAAAGTTCACTCACTCTTTACTATTCTTTCGTGATTATTCTTCAACTCTAGGAGCATTTCCAGTAAAGCCAGTTTCCCCTGCAGTTGGCGTAGCTCCGACTCCGATTGTGCCGTTACCAGACCCTTCACTGTCAGTTCCTTCAGGTTGTTGAGGTACTCCACTAGGTTGTCCCATTCCTTGCTGTTGATTAGTGGCGACAGCATCCTCGCCTGCTCCTTGTTGTACATTAGCCATCATTCCTTTTAACATTTCAGCGTATAGTTGTGCTTCGTTTTGATCGTTGACCAATGTATCAGGATCAATATCTTGTGCTATTGCAAGCTCTCTTATTAAGTTTGGTATCTTTATAAAAGGTGCAAGCATAGGGTTTGATACAGTTTGAAGCAATGCAGTCAATCTTTGTGTACGTACTTCTTTTTGCATGACTGCTGCAACCCCACGAGGTTTTATTTCAAGATCCCCTTTTATCTCTCCTAAGTCATCGTTGAACTGCATGTTCCATTGAAACAAAGATTCGCCTAATGGTTTTAGCAGATGATCATCTATGTTTTTTATAACTGTTTTCATAGCTAATCCTGCTGATCCCATCAACATTGACAGACCTGCTGCAGTTCTTCCAGTCCCTGTCACCCCTGTTTGACCGTGTAGTATTGATGGTATGCCTGTATCTTCATCTGCAAGTTGCCTTGATATCTGATACATCTGTATGTTCTCTGGTGCAGTATTTGGAAACTTCAACCCGTTGATTGCTGTTCCTGTCACACCAGACTGTCGTCTGAATATTTTACCGGGGAATATATCCATGTTTTGTCCGGGGACTAAGCTTGCTTCGTCTACGTCAAATACAAGATTACCTGCGAGTGCTAAGTTATCGATAGCCATACGGTAATGACCATTCATTAACTTCTGTGAGTATTCCATGTTTTCTGCAACACCCACACCCCATATTTGATATGGATCTATCTCAAATGGAAAAGCTTGAAAAGGTATTCTGGCAGGTGTAAATGGGTTCATTACACATCTAATCACCATACCTCCACACACCCAGACGTTGACTTGAATTTGATCAAACTCTGACATCTCGTTAGCACCTTCAAGTCCAACCTCATCTGCGTATTTTTTATCAACGACACCCCAATACTCAAGAACTTCATATCTGTTTTCTTGGTAGTAAGGCTCAGTATCGTCTTCACGAATAGTATCTTCGTAATATTTGTCCTCGTAGTTAGGACCTTTTGCAAGACACTCTTCAATAGCTGCTGAATTGAAATATGGTCTTTTGATAAGACCACGAAGTTGTTGCCTATTCATACGATGTCTTTGTATGACGTATTCGCAATCTTCTATACTGGTTGCAGATGGGTCAGGATGAAAATCCCAAAGTGATACATACTCAATGCGTGGCATTGTTTTTTCGTATGGACTGTACATCTTTTGTCCAGTATCAGGATCTACTTCCCAGTTGTGAACACGCTTGTAAAAATTGAGTGGGCCTTTTACTATACCTGTTCCCAACAAAGCTGCTTCAAATATGGCTTTACGAAAAACATTGACAGCGTTACTATCAGTAAGTTGATCATGGATACACTTCTCCATATTTAACGCCATCTTCTGTGCAGGTTTCAGTTGAGGTTCAGTTAACTTTGCAGGACCTGCTGACAACATGTTTGGAAATTCTTGTCCGTAAGTTCCAAGTTTGTGAGGTTCACTAGCAGATAATGCTCCGGGGAGTAATTCTCTACCGTCTCCTGCATACCCAAACGGATCAGGTTTTTGTTCAGCTTCATCGAGGGGAGTTGTTTTATGAGCAAACTCTTCTATACCTTCAGGCATAGGAGTAGGTTCAACTACCATCGGAAACTTTTTATTACTAAAAAGAATGTCAACAATTTGTCCGTACGCTGCAAGAACTTTAGTTTTGGTTATCTTGATAAATACTTTAGATCTTTCAGAATCACGATACTGTGTTGTAGAATCGTAAATACCTTTAAAATTTTTATAAGACTGTAACCACTTTAGTTCGTGTGAACGTCTACCGTTTTCTGCATCTTCAAACTTACTTTTGATAAACCCTGCTAATCCGGGCATCTGGTCGTCTGGATTAGTTACGGATACAGGTGTATCATCTTCAGGTTGAAGAAAACTCTCATCAGCCATGATTTATCCTTGATTAGAAGTAGTTTCTATCTTCAGCCATTGTATTGAAAGAAGCTTCAACAGTTGGTTTTGTTTGCTTCTTTGGCATGTCTACTTGTAAAGCGTCTTGATTTACTTCAGTTGTAAACTCTGGCTTCTCTCTGTACAGGTTAGTTGAACCTTGAGCATCATTGACTGATACCTTATCTGAGTTCATAATGTAGGCTGCACCTTGATTAAGATTTTCTGCCATTTTTATCTCCCTATTTGGTTTTGGTTTATAAATCCCTGATCTTCAGGGGGTATATCTGATCTGTTTCGTTCAACTCGATCAGCTAATCTTTGTCGTCTTTGAATATTTTGTTCTCTGACAAATCCTTGATCTCTAGCAAGTCCAAACTCACTAGATGCTTGAGGTAATCCTGTTTCTCTTGCTCTTGCAACATATGCACCTGCAGTATCTACTACATCTGTGGCTAGTTCTATACCCGGATCTACTAGTTGTGCTGCTGTCTCCAATCCTGCTGCAAACTTTGGACCTATTGCTCCAGACACTCTTGCTCTAAAGCTAGGATCACTTTCGTCACCAAACTCTTTAAGTCTCTCTTCTTCTAAAGCTTTCACATTAGCACCCAGAGCTTGTTCATATAAAGATGGTGCTATTATCGCAGTTGCTATACCACTTAAAATTGGGCCTTTACCCTTTAAAGTTTTGCCTGCTTTTGTAATTTTATCTTTTAGACCTGACGCTTCTTTTTTAGCAGAAGTTATACCACCTGCTTCAAGTTCGTCTAGTTCTTCCTGTGTAAAATCTGCAAAACTATTTACTTCTGCTGTTGTAGGTAATATATCGTCTTTACCCATTTTCATTTTAGTTGTATCAGCAACTTCAGTTTGGAGACCTTTTAGTTTATCTAATTGTCCTTCTAACTTTCCTATTTGTTTATCAGTATCTTTTAATACGTTTTCTACATTAGCACCTACTTGCACAGCTTTAGTTTCTAAATTCAACCCTGTTTTTTGTGCTGCTTCTTCTACGGGACTTGGAGTTGTTAGTTTTGCAACTGGCTCTACTGGAAAAAACTTTTCTGAAAACCTATAAGATTTCATAACTGTTTGTGGACTTGACTGTCCTATATCAGCTAAATAAGTGCTGTTAAATTGTTCAGCAGCCAGTGTATTAACATCTAATTTAGATCGTGAAGTTCTCTCAACTTTGTAATGAGTTAAACCGACATCACCTTTAGTAGCGTGTCCTAAAACTCTATTTGCTACACCTGAACCAAACTCGTCATCTATTGCACTAAAAACATTTTTACGTAACAACCCAACAGTAAATTTTCTAGGCAGTCCTGTATCTTGATCTCTTATGATTAAATTATTTTGTTTAAAAACATCATTAACAGCAGTATTTATTTTATCTTCAAGAGTTGCTTTTCCTGTCCTAAATAATTTTACAGATTTATTTGGGTCATTAGTCCCATTCACCTCTGCCAAATACTGAAGAATACCCATCGGCATAGAAGACAACCTAAAGTTTGTTCTGTCTCCTTTATTACTTATTTGAACAAGAGTATCTGATCCTTTTACAACTGTGCCATATTTTGATCCTTCTTGAGGTTTACCTGTTGTAAGATTAACTATGTCTGTTGTTCTTAAACCACTGTGATGTTTTACTTGAAGTAAAGCTGCAGCTTCATAATTTCCATTTGCAACTAACTTTTGAGTTGCAGTGTGTATGGCTTGATTTATTTCTTTTATAGAAGGCAGTTCAACTTTTATGGCTTTACGTGCTTGATCTGCTTTTTTTAAACCCATCAAACGTGATTTACTTTTTTCACCAAATGTTTTTTTATCACCAAACGGAAACCTACCTGAGTTATCATCAAGTTCAAATTCTTTACGAAGACTGTTTTCAATAGCTGTGAGTTCAGTAAAGTTACCTTCTGTTCCTACCTCATCTAACTTTTTTAAAAACTCATTACCTCGTAATGATGAAAACTTATCATCAAGAGACAATCCTGCTTTTTGTATATTTGCTTTTAAAGTTCCCTTTTGACCACGACCTGTCAAGTTTAACACTTGGTTGATGGTCAGGTTTTCATCTAACTTTATTTTTTCTGCCATTTCTTATCAATATCCAAATGTTTGATCATGGACTTGGTAGACCTGATTTTTGATGCCATTAAGCGTTTTATGAATGGACACATATCCTGTCATCCTTGTCATTAGCATGTATCGTAACGCATCGTATGCGTGATCTTCTGCTTTTGTATCTACGTCTTCTGCGTTGGTTTTACTTAACGGTATACCTGAAAGTTGTTTTATTAAGTTAACGCAGTTTGGAAATATTCTTAAACGTGGCTCGTTTGTTCTTGGATCGTCTGCAAGCCTACGATGTATCTCCATCTTTCCTTGTAATCTGTTTCTATCTGATGGTATCCAACGAACACCACATCTCATCATTGTTTCTGCTATTGAAGGGCCGAACCCTGTCTTGTTCCAACACGAAGAGTCAAGGACTGTATAGTGAGGTGTTGGATCTTCTTGTTCTACTTGTAGTATTCTATCAGCCAGTTGCTCTGCTGTCAACTGTTTTACGTATAACTCACGATAAACCCAGATATTGTTATCCCAATCAATAGCACCCCATAAAACGCAAGAAGGACTCGCATACCCATAGTCGGCTGCTCTAATGCGTGGGAAGTTGGAAGGTAACTCAAAAGGTTCGACAACGTGCTTACTCCTACTAAACTCTGGGAACGCTGCACCTTCAGTGACTTCCCAGTCTCCCTCAAGTAATCTCTTACGTTCTACTTCAGGAAGTGAACGCAACATAGCTTCGTACTGTCCGTCTGCTAACAGGTATGGATTGTCAGTCAAACGTGCAGGTATGAACCTACGATAAAATAATGGCTCTCCTTCTTTGTCGTGACCTTTGGGCCACAAGAAAGGTTTACCTGTTTCGATATCCATTGCAGGAAACGTGGTGTTATGTTGGGATGGATCAATGTACATCTTCTTGACCCACCAACCACCAACCCCTCCGGGGTTCGCTGTGCAACGCATATACAAATGCTCTTGTAACTCTGGGTCGGTTGTTCTTAATCGTGAACGAAGATAATCCCAAACGTATGGTGTTGGGTATTGGGTTATCTCATCTATACCTATCCAGTTAAACGCTTGCCCTTGAAATCGAGTTACGTCTTTGTCTTTGTCTAAGTATGTAAACCAAATCGTTGCACCTGATGGAAAGTGCCACGTTGATTTTGATTCCCTGAACTTTGCTCCGGGGAACGCTTTAGGGTACAGTTGACGTGACTTGTCTATTAGTTCAGTAAGCTCATCAAGAGTACGCCTAAGAAGAAGCCCACGATGATTGCCATTATGACAATACCTAAGGGGGTCAGCAAGAAGGGCAAAACTTTTTCCTCCACCTGCTGAACCACCATAGAGTACATCTCTTTCAGATGAGGAAAGAAACTCCTCTTGAGGTCCTTCATTTGGCTGAAAAATAATTTCACGCCCACCCACAAGTTGCTCCACAGCGTTAGGAAGACCTTGTAGGTTTTCTTTATCGATAAGTGTGGTCTCTGGATTGTCTCCGATTGCTTTATCGACTCTTGTAATTTTTTCTTCAAGTTTCTTTGCATAATACCTTTTATCCTCTGCCTGTTTAGTAGCTTTTGCTGCTCGTTTTTTAGCATCTCGTAACCTCTTCTGTGATTGTTTACGTGCCTTTACTGCAAAAGAATAGTAATAGTTTGATTTTGGTGCGTTGGGATCTTTCTTAGGTCTCCCACGCTTTCGTTGTTCGGTCATTTAAATTCTTTTTAAAAACTTGGTTGCTCCACCTTTGATTGTTTGCTCTTTTGGTGCTACACCCAATTTAGGCATCTGCATTTTTGATTTGTTTTTTGAATTAATATAATCTTTAGCAAACTGTCGTTGACTTTCTTTTCTTTTTTCAACACTTTGTTTTTGCTTTTGCTTTAAAGATTTTTCTTCAGCTTGTTGTTTCATTCGTAAAGTTTTTACTCTAGCAAGATCTTTGTCTGTCTCACCTTTTATCTTTTTACCAGTTACTTGAAGTCCAAATCCTTGAGCTTTCAAATCCTCTCTTTGTTTTTGCATTTGCTTATCTTGAGTTAATCTACTTTTATCTAATCTTTTAACCATCAATCGTTACCCCTTTTTTCGGTGGAAGTAATACAACACCGTGTATGGCTTGTACATTTACGTTCGTTGTTTCTTGTTTACCCAGTCCAACCCTGTTTAAAAGCGATTCTGCAGCCCTGAAGCGTAGGTCGTCTCCTCTTTCGGGTACTGGGTTGTCAATTGTGCTTACAAGGCGTGTAGCCGCCTTAAATGCGTTCATGGACAGTACGTTTTGTGTACGTCTGATAATCTCGTCTGCTAATGAATTACGCAACCATGTGACTGATCCCTTTGCGTAACCTGCCTTTACGGCTGCATCGGTTACATTTCCACCGTTTTCAAAGAGGTTTTCAAGGAACTGCTCTTGTTGTGGTGTTATTTCACGTTCTTTTTTTGTTTGTTTCGGTAGTAGATTGTTCACAACGGTAAGCTCTTGGTCGCATATGAGGTCTATGATAAGGCATTTCCATGACTATTTCGTATACACGTGCCAAACACTTGTCTTTTGTAACGTATGGCCCACGAGTATCCTTTAATTCCTCACAAAATTGAGGTAATTGGGGTTGTCCTAGTAGGCATGCCAGTACAAATGCTTCAAACATAGATCTATATTAGTTGAAATTGAACGAATGATCAATCAAAAAAGCCAAATATACACTTTTAATTCAGAAATACTTGGTTGTATGTGCTTTTATTGAATATTCGTTACCTTTATAATAAGGATATACAGATAAATAGTCAAGAATTAAATTATTTTATTGACAACTGGTGATTTGGTAGGTACAATCGGAGTAGATCCTCCGGGGAAATACACCATACCCTATAGGTGTACCCTAAACGTTGCACCGTAACTCATACAAGTTACTATTTCACACAAAAATATGTCGAGATTGCATGCAAATACTACCCCACCCCCAGTGTCCCATGCGTGCGTCATAGGGCAAAAATATTTATAATCTATCAATGATAAGACCAAAGGCAAACACAACCACCAACCAAGCCAAAAAAGTAAACCTTAGATAAATAACTTCCAATAATATACACATTACATATGCGTGTCATTGAATTTGTCATACAACTAATATCAAAAGGTTTATATTTAAGGTTACCATTGCGAGTAATTCCACGATACAAACCTTAAAGAATAAACCTTTAATATTAATCATTTAACTATTTATTAAGGTTATACGCAAAGAAAAACCCCCCAAGCTAAACTTGGAGGGCTAGGAGGATATTATAGCGTTATGCTACGAATATATTATTGCATCAAATCTGTATTTAATGCAACCAATTTATATTCACCAGTCTTTATTTTTTTTCTAGTCTCGTGAATATCTTCACCTAGAAATACATTTCTATATCTTCCAGTTGTACTTGAATAATCCCAATATTCACGATCTAAATATATTTGATAAGTGTCACCGTCATCAACCTTAGTCGCAACAATTGAATTATATGATTGAAATATAGTTCTTTTCAAATAGTCAGATACTTCAGTAATAATGAATTGGTTTACTACTGGTTTACCTTGCCTATTTTCCATATTTTTTACCTTAATCATCTTCATTATTAAACCCCTTCTTTTTCTTTTTTCTTTGATAGTTCAATCAACTCTTCAATATCATATTGATGATGATCCTTTTTCATAATTACCCTTGAATGATCATTAAAAAATACGTAACGACCTTTTTTAAATTCGTCTTCATATTTCTTTTGATCAGCTTTTGAAACAGTACAAGCGAATGAAGTTTTTAACATTTCAATAACTTGATCTTTGGTGCAATTAATTGAGATCATACCAATTTGTTTATTATCTTCATCATATAACTTAATATAGAATACACCAAAATCACCAAACAAAGTATATTTGATGGTTATTCTTTGACCACCAATTCTAGTTACTTTGAAATCATTTTCAGCTTTATATTCATTTTTATATAAAGTTATTTGAGTTTGTAAGTCATTAGTCATTTTTATTTTCTCCTATGAAAAAAGGCTAGATTAATTTCTAACCTAGCCTAATTAAATTATATTATTTTTATTTAGT